TTTGTCAGCTACTTCAACAGTAGTGCTATTAACTGTTGTTGTCGTACCACTGACTGTGAGATCTCCGCTTACAGTTAGCCCTCCTGTAACTGCCACCCCACTCGAACTGGTAGCAAGCCTAGTTGTTCCTGCATGTCCAAATGACCAGCCAGCAGCAGGAGTATAAGTAGCTCCTGTTTGGTCTGATCCACCTGATTCAGACTTGAATCTTAAAGCTCCACCTGTAACCTTGAAATCTAATCCACCTGTTGCTGAGCTATGGATATGGTTAAGGGTGCCTGAGTTTAAATGTTTTATTGATAAGTCAGCCCCATCTCCCCAATAAACTGTTACATCATCATCAATTTCAAGAGAATCTTCTGATTTATCCCAAAGAATATTTCCACCAGCACCAGTCAGGCCAAGGTCGCCATTAACAGTTAGGCCAGTTAATGTTCCAAGAGAAGTGATATTTGCTTGAGCAGCAGTTTGGACCGTTCCAGTTAAATTTCCAACAAAGGAAGTAGCAGTTAACGCACCAGTTCCAGAGTTGAAAGTTAATGAACTTGATCCTGCAAATGATCCAGAATTATTAAATTGAACTTGTGTATTTGATCCAGCAGCAGAAGTTACTACAGACTGCCAAGAACAAGTACCGTCACCATCTTCTCTTAGGAATTTAGTAGCACCTGATTCACCTGTTGAAAGTATTGCTGTTCCTTCTGGAGTAGCAGAAATTGTTTGCCAAGTGTTGTCTCCTCTTAGGAATTTGGTACTTACAGAACTTCCTGATCCAAGTCTTGCGACATTAACAGTTCCAGAACTTAAGTTTGAAGCATTTAAAGCAGTTAAGTTTGCTCCACTAGCAGCAGGAAGTGTCGCAGGAAATCTTGCATCTGGAACAGTGCCAGAAGTTAAGTTGCTTGCAGAAAGAGCAGTTAAATCTATTGTTTGCCAAGTACTGTCTCCCCTTAAGAAATTAGAATTACTTGCAGTTCCACTTCCTAGCCTTGCTGTGGCTACTGTCCCTGAAGATAAGTTACTTGCATTTAACGCTGTTAACGAAGTTCCAGCTCCACTAAATCCTGTTGAAGTTAATAACCCAGTTGAAGGGTTATAAGTTAAACCTGTATCTGATTCTGCTCCTTGTGATCCTGTTGCCCCATCAGCAAATAATAGATAAACAGTTTCATCTGTTGAGTTATTAGCTGTAACCGTAAAGCTTGCCGCATTACCTGTTGTGTCTTGATTACCAGTAGCGTTAACGCCAGGAAGGTTTATGCTTGCTGATCCATCAAAAGCAACTCCGCCAATATTTACACTTGAAGCAAATTTTGTTGCTGTTGCAGCATTCCCAGAAGTGTTTTGTGTTCCAGTAGCATTGACACCGGGCAGATCTATATTGGCACTTCCGTTAAAGCTAACCCCTCCAATAGTCCTTGCTGTTGCAAGTGTTGTTGCTGTGTCTGCATTACCAGTTACATCTCCAGTAATGCCTCCTACAAAGGTTCCTGTAATTGTTCCGCCATTTGTAATATTCTGATTGCCCATATTGAGAGCACCTGACATTGTGCCTCCAGCCAACGGGAGCTTGGTTGCGTCAGTAGCAGAATCAGCAGCCCACTCAAGAGTCGTAGCAGTTGATCCAGCCTTGAGCACTTGACCTGTTGTAGGTGCTGTCGCAGGAAGGGTATAAGTTATATCTGCTGATTGAGCTTGAGCTTTAAAGCCTGTGAAATGTGCTCCGTCAGAATCGGCCTCACTTAGTCGTAACTCTTTTGCATTATCAATTATCAAATTGCCTGTCATTGTTCCACCAGCTTTTGGCAAGGCGTTTCCTGCTGTGGTATTAGCGGTTGTAGCTAAATCAAAGGCAGACTTGACAGCATTAGGGGTAGCTGCTGTTGAAGTGCTAGTGCTTGAAGTTGAGTCAGTTAACTGAAGGACACCAACGGCACTTGTCGTTCCAGTAGTTACTTTTGAACCTGTAATTGCAGCAGAGTTTGATATATCTGCATTAACAATTACGCCTGTTGAAATAGCTGTAAGACCTGCATTATTTATGCTTATATCTCCTGTAACTGCTACTGCTGCCACCTTGTTTGATCCGTTACCTACAAGGATTTGAGCAGAGGTTAAATCGGCTAATTTTGTAAACGCAATTGCAGCATCACTTTTTATATCAACATTCTGAATTGTGTCATTGGCAAGCATTGTTCCAGTGACAGTTCCAGTATCTCCAGTTGTAATTACTGTTCCAGTTACGTTTGGAAGCGTAATAGTTTTGTCTGAAGTGGTCGGATCCTGTACCTGCAATGTTGTCTCAAATGCGTCTGCAGTGGCTCCTTCAAAAACAAGGCTTCCAGTGTTACCAATTAATAATTGCCCAGTAATTGTTGATCCTGCTTTTGCTACTTTTTCTGTTTCTAATTCATCTATAGCTGCTTGAACATTAGTTGCTTGAAGTTGACCAAACGCCGTGTAGCCAATTTGGTTGGCAGTTTGCGAAGCAACAGTTGAAGAAAGGTCTATTTCCACCCAGTTCGATCCAGAACTATTTGTCACACCAAGGAGGTAATCGGGTGGCTTAAGAACGCTGGTTATTCCTGCAACACCGCTTGGGGTTCCTTGAACCGAAACAACAACGTATCCGCCGTCCACCGCAGAACTAGCAGCAGGAAGATTAGCCCCAACTGTTAAACCAGCAGCAGCACCAGCACTTGTTACATGGTCAACCTCACTCTGTGAAGCGTCATAGGTGCCTAATCTCACCAAGGCTCCCTTAGTCAGCGTCGTGATCGGATTCCAAGCATTTCCGTCCCACAAAAACGCATCTTCAGCGATTGGGTCAAAGAGAAGTTGACCAGTAAAGGCTGCTGTTGGGTAACCTAATTGGGCTATAGATTGTATTATCGTGGTTGATGAATTGCTTAGCTTAGATGAGTCAATAGAATCAGCCGCTATCCTTGCAGCATCTAAGGTTCCGCTTGTTATTTTACTAGCAGGAAGTGACGGAATAAGCCCTTCTGTTAATGCTGCCCCTGCTGTTGCTACACCTTTATTGTTAACAGTAATTGACTGATATGTTCCCGCACTAATTCCACTTGTTGCCGTTGTTAAGTTACCACTACCGTCAACAGATAATCCTCCTCCAGATGTAATTTGTACGGCTCCTTTTGCACTTGTAGTTGCTATTGGGAGATTTGCTGAAGTAAGAGCAGTTGCAGCAGTGATTTGGCCTTGGTTATTGAACGTAATTCCTGAAACAGTTGCACCAGTTACGCTGTTTGATAGAGATAAAACGCCTGATCCGTTAACACTTAACCCAGTACCAACAGAAACACCACCGACAGCACTCGAAGTAGCTAAAGGAAGGTCGCCTGGGGCAAGGGCTACAGTCGAAGTTATGAGTCCTTGGGCATTGAACGTGATCCCAGAGCGAGTTCCTGCTGTTATTGAATTATTTATTCCAAGATTTCCATTTGCTACGTTTAAAGATCTATCAATATTGCTTGTATTTAGCTTTGCAGCAGTAATCGTCCCATCACCTATTTTTGTTCCGCTAATTCCACTCGCTACCTTGTCATTGGTGATAGCTGCGTTAGCAACAGCAGCACTATCTACAGCGTTATCTGCTAGTTCAGCAGCTCCTACAGCATTGGCGGCTATCTTTGAACTTGTAACTGTGTTGTCTCCTATTGATGTTGCTGAAATAGTTCCATCAAGTTTTGCTGCGTTTATAGCTCCGTCTGCAATCTTGTCCCTTGTGATAGCTCCATTTGCCACAGCCGCAGTATCTACAGCGTTGTCTGCTAGCTCACTTGCTCCTACGGAATTTGCAGCTAGGTTTCCAGCCGTAATTGTATTTGCAGCTATCTTCGCCGAGGTAATGGCAGCGTCAGCAACAGCCGCCGTGTCTACGGCATCATCAGCCAACTCTGAAGCAGTTACGGCGTTTGCTCCTATTTGTGCCGCAGTTATAGAATTTCCAGCGATCTTTGCTCCTGCTATATCACCGTCAGATATATTTAACTTGGCATAAGTAACAGTTGCATTAGATAACTTATCTCCGGTAATACTTCCCGCTAATTGTGCATTAGTGATCGTTCCAGATAAAGAAGAAGCTGGATAATTTGTAGCGTCAGTTAAGTTAAATGCAGGGGTCGCATCAGTCGCCCCAAGGGATATTGAAACTCCTCCAAGGCTTATAGATGCGTTCGCTAACTTAGCATTAGTGACAGCATCATCAGCGATTGCAGCAGTGTCTACAGCATCATTAGCTAGTTCCGAAGCCCCTATAGCGTTCGCTGCTATTTGTGCTGCGGTTATTGAATCTCCTGTTATTTTCGCTCCGCTTATAGATCCATCAGCTAGGTTTAGTTTTCCTGCTCCAATTGTTGAATTAGCTAATTTATCGCCAGTAATACTTCCTGCTAATTGAGCATTGCTAACAGTTCCAGACAAAGAGGCCGCTGGATAATTTGTTGCATCAGAAAGGTTAAATGCTGGAGTGGCATCTGTCGCTCCCAGTGAAATACTGACCCCGCCAAGACTTACAGATGAGTTCGCTAATTTCGCATTAGTAACAGCAGAGTCAGCAATAGCATCTGTATCTACGGCATCATCAGCAAGCTCAGAACTCCCTACAGCATTGGCTCCTATCTGTGCATTTGTTATAGAATTTCCTGTAATTTTTGCACCGGGAATATCACCGTCACTAAGATTTAATTTTGCATAAGTTACATTTCCATCGAGTATTTTTACAGTCGTCACAGAGTTACTTGCAAGCTTATCTGCCGTTACATTTAAGTCAGTTATTTTTGCAGTTGTTACAGAATTAGTAGCTAAAGCTCCTGAGTTAACGGCGTTATTTGCTAGTTCACTTGCTCCAATAGCATTTGCAGCTACAGCATCCGCAGTAACAGAATCAGTCGCTAACTTAGCCGAGTTAATAGCATCATCTTGAATAGTTGCAGTTGCTACTGAGTTAGCACCTAAAGGCGTTGCAACTTTTGCAGCAGGTATATCTCCAGAATCTATAAGAGCTACACCAGCAGCAATTAAATCCTTTACAGTTACTTTTTTCGTCTCGGTTGCACTTAAGTCAGCAAGTGCAAGTACATCAGTCGCTTGAATTGAGCCTTCCGCTAAAGCGGGTAAGCCTGTAATCTTTAGATCTGCCATTGACTCCTAACTAAAAACCGTTAGCAATAGTTTAAACCTGTTCGAGCAATATGGGACTTTCATTCTCTTGAAGAATCTTATCATCATCTTCTTGAAGAATATATCCAGGTGTATCTCCTGTTTTTAAAGCAATTACTCCGTTAGTAACAAAATCAATCCTTGTCTCTATAACTTCAGCAGCAACAACAGATACAGCAACATTTGTCACGCAACATTCGGCTTCGTAGTAAACGTTATTCTTTGCATTAGTGCCATCTTTATAAACATAAAAGATCCCGCTAAAATCTGCACCCTGTTGAGTCCGAAGAATTAATTGAGCTAAATAAAATGGAAATTCTGAGTCTGTTCCGTATTGATTAGCTCTATTTCTCGAACCATAACTATGCTCCCAAATACAGTTCATAGAACCTTGACCACTAATCAAGCCAGCTTCATATTGACTTTTAAATTCATCTCCTACAGAAGTTAAATCAACCTGTTCTCTGCTAGTTGTCATCTCGAAATCTTTTACATTTGCGACATGACGAAATAATTCATTCCTCGTTTGAAGAATTACGTTTTTAGTGCTGCTAGGAGTTACAAGAGTTTTTGCATTGGCAGTTACTCCTTCAATAGCTAACGGAAAAGACTCAAATAAACGAATACCTCCTACAGGATCAATATTTACAAACCACTTTCCATCTGGATAATTATGACCGTCAACAAGCTCTAAAGTTGAACCATCAGCAGTTGATATTTCTACCTCATCTCCAGTTATTAACGAGCCAGAACTATGGTCAACATTAAATCTCTTCGTCTGTGTGTTCACATCCGAAGGATCTAAAGTTGTTTGCAGTGGAGATTGAAGCGTATCTCTTTTTAAAACAATCTCACCGCTTTGACCAAAATAAACACCCATTAAGAACCAGTAGCAGCGGCTCCAGTTGCAAGAGTATCTTCAATTGGTGCGCCATTAGCTTCCCAAGTTATGTCAACAGATGACACTTCACCCATAGAAGCACCCATTGTAACCCCAGTTACATAAGTAAAAAATGTAATAAACCTAGGTGTTGAACCATCCAACCATGAAAGTTTTAACTTAATTTGATCACTTGCTGTTTGTTCGCCATCACCTCCAGCAGTTCCAGAACTTCTCTTGATTGAATTTTGTAAAATATCTTTTACGTTTGAACCACCTGAAGTTGTGTAATAAAAAAGTCTTGCGCTACCAGAATAAGAACGGATTCCATCAACAATAGTTCTATCAGTATCTCCCATTGCAGTTGTTTCTAATACTGCTTGGTTGGACGAAAAAGTCCAGTTTTGAACTTTTGCGGCTTTTGTTGTTGATGTGCCTATATATAAGGCTCCATCTCTTCCGCTATAAAATCCAGCCACAATTCCAAATCAAAAACGTTGCGTTTATTCTAAGGGGAATCGAGACAAGCGACAAATGAACAACTGACATTACTTCTACCTTTAAAGGTACTTGTAACAGTTGGAGGTGAAGAATAACGCCATTTTAGACCTAATCTAGTTTCTCCTGTTCCAGAAACTCCTGCAATTTCTTTAGTTAAAAAATTACCTGAACCAGGATCAACAATTCCTGAAGTTCCATTATCTGAAGTAAATTTTACAAATTTATATTCAGCCATAACATCATCATAGTGATCCAGTATTAAGCCAGCAGCACCATCAGAAATATTAGAAAAGCCTAAGGTTAGTGTTGCATTGACTCTTCTATTTCCATAGCGAATATGTGTTTTTGTTCCATCTAATGATTCAAAATCTGTACTAGGATATCTGCCAGGATTAAAAGTTCTTGAACTTGGTTTTAAGCTCGGAAAAAGTATGCCGTTAGCCATAATCTTCAGTAACCTCAAAACTTAGAATATCGTTATTTAAGCCCCAGTGCTGCATAACGGAAAGTTGTCCTGCTAGTGGATTAGAATTACCGTTTGGCAACTTATCGGGTTCAGTTGGAGCAAAACTACCAGAGACTTCTAACAAACCATCCTCACCGTAAGAAATAGTTTCACATTTATAAACTTTATTCTCTGTTGTTGTGTTTTTCACGGTAAATAAAGAACCGTTAGGAACTTGAGCAAGCGTTCCAGATTTAACCCCTTCTGTTCCAGTTTCCCAATAGAAAACAGATTCAGATCCAGCCACGTCATCCTTACTAACTATTGTCCCATCCTCTAATTTTGCACCATTTCTAAAACGGCTAGTATGAGTAGCTTCTGATACAAGCCTGAAATAATCTCCGGGTGAAAGACCTTCAACGTACTGAGGGGCAGTTTTAAAAGTCAAGCCATGATCTACTAACCGTCTTGACCTAAGAGCAAAATAAGCAAAATACAATGCTTGTTGACGAGAAGTACAAAAACCTGACAAATCAAAGCTTTCAATAGGATCAGTTACGGAGCCATGAGGTGTTTTTTCTCTAACAATTATGGATTTCGTTTCAGGGAAACCATTTATTTTTTCATCTCGATAAAGAAGAACCGCTTTGAATGATTGTCTTTCTTCTGGGTTTAAAAATGAAACTTTTAAATCATTAATATTGCCATCAGTAAATAAGCATTTGATATCAGGTAAAACAGTTTTATCAATTTCATTATTTGAATTAACAGGCACAGAAGGTTTTAAGCTAAACTTCCCTCCGATAATTGTGAAATCTAATAAACAATAGGCAGCGTGTTCAAAAATAAAATCTCTTAAATTTAATTTAGAAGAAATTGTGCCATCCCAGAAAAATTTATTCTTTTGACAAAAATCAGCAGCATTAGCCATTGCAGATCTATCAACAGAACTAGCACCAACTAAATCTCCTGCTCCTATTTCTGAACTTGTTAATAAAGCATGAGCTATTTCAGGAAATAAATTTGAAGCTCCTGTTCCGCTACTGTTTAATTTTTCTATTTTTATTCCTTGTTTTAAATAAGCAGAAAATTGGCTAAAGTTTGTCCACTCTTTTGAACTATTAATTCTTATTCCGGCAAAAGCTAAATCACTATATTTAGCAGGTTGTTCTACGTCATTTGCATCTGTTGGTGGGTTAAGTATTTCATTTACGTAAACTATTTCATGCTCGGGGTTTGTTCGGTTGCTATTTTCGTCTCCCTCGTACACATTCCAATCAGCTAAAACATCATAAGGATTAAAGTTTTGTGAGTTGTTAGTTGATATCTGTTGAATTGATACTAATAATTGAACTTGAATTGTTCTTGCTGTTCCGTCTACTTCTGTCCAAGGAATATTTACATACTCACCATTGACATAACCTGAACCTAAGTTGTTTGGATCTATTGACCATTCTGCTTTGTATTCATATTTAGCAGGTGCTCCAATTGTATTGAATTGATTTATATTTGCTTTTTCAATTCTTAAGTTAACTTTTAAACCAGTACCCGATCCATCAGTAACGGCAACGGAGCCATTGAAATGTACATACTTGTCAAGTGCAGTTGTACGACAAACATAACGCTCTTCTCTGACATGAAATACATGATTGTCGTTGTTTGGGTGGTAATAATCAGCAGGATCAGCAACAAAAAATTTTCTTTCAGGTTGAGCACCGGGAGGCCAAAACGAAACTTCCCCCCAAGCAGCATTGTTATTAGGAAAACCAGAATTTGCGATCTCTGGACCACCTGGCCAATACAAAGACCATTGATGACCATGAACAGCCGCCCAGCCGGGAGCTTTGACATGGTTCCATAAAACAATTTGATGAGATCCGTCTGTATGAACGGTATAAGGTTCCCACTGACAGGCTGTTACTGAACCATTAAATTGAGAACTTGAAACCCAAGAAGTCTGACCATTCTTTCTTGCACTTGTAACAGTACCAACAGTACTTGTAGATGTTGTTCCTAATAGCCAATGTTTATTACAAGCTTCAGTTTCACTAATTTCATATCCTTCATTTCCAGAAAAAGCAATGTCAAAAGTACCAAAAGATGTGCTTGCATGAAAATGATTAGATTGCCTTGTCCCTGCTCCATCTGTTTCTAACAGATTAAATCTTCTATTAAATAATTGTCTTCTAGTTATGTAATTGCCAGGATATGGTTTAAATCTATATTCATATTGTTCTAAAGCAGGATGTGAAATAGTAATTGCATTGTATTGCGCTTCAGGTGAGTTTCCTTTGATCGCAAATAACCCCGTGTGATTAGATAAAGTATTTTTTAAGTCTTGCCAATTTGAATCTCCTATTTGTCTTGCTTGAAGCATAAATAATGAAATTCTATCTGCATAAGTATTGACCTGACCTAATTGGATTTGTGTTCTATCGTCAAAAGCTCTTTTTAAAGATTCTTCGTCAGGTTGACTATTTACATTTGCAAATTGAATCCTTTTATAAACAGTAGACTTAATTCCAATTTCTGTTACATCACATCTTCTATTATTTGTAACAGTTGCCAAAGCAACTCTTTGTGCTGTGTAAATATCATGCCCGTAATACAAATCATGGTGTCCTCTAGGTCTGTTTAACTCAGTTCCACTAATTTCTTGTTGCCAAAAGACAGGACCAAAATCGCTCAAACTGTAGAAACCTTTTTTCCAATTATTATTTTGATTTGGAGGAGTAAACCATAAAGGATTATCGCAATGAATACTTAAATTTGCATTATTAACAGGAATATCGACTTCACCAGCTTCTACAACCTCAAAGAAATATTCTTTTGTCTTTTGTATCGTCCAAGGATTAGGTTCATTATTGTTTGAGGTACATATAACAAGAGCAGTTCCAAATAAATATTGTTCTCCTACTGCTAACAAACTGTCTGTATTTTCTCTAATTGATGTAGTTAAATTATCTACATCATCAACACCATGAGGTCTATAATTGTAAGCATCTCCAGCATCAGATTCTTGATAACCGGGTGTGTTTGGATCGTTATCATAGACTCTTTGTAAAGCGTTTCCTTCTCCGCTTTCCATCCCTACTATTTGATATTGAATGGTATCTCCTGCATTAACAGAATGAAGTCCTTTTGATTCCGTATTATTTATTTTCAAAATTCCAGCCCTTGTTGGCCATTTAGCAAATTCAACCTTTTTTCTCTTTCTCATTAAGTCTCTTATTGCCGATTCTTCTGCACCTTTAGCATCCCGAACTAATTCATAAGGAAGTCTGCAAATTTGACAATTAGGCATTACTCCATAAGAACCAAAAAGCGTCTGTGTCGTAGGATTTCTTGCCCCACTAAACGCTTTGCTTACTACTTTTGGAATATGATTTCTTGCTTTATTAGGAACTCCAACAGCAAAAGGATCATTACCGCTTCCAGTAAAATCTAATTTAGATTTAAAATATTTATCTGCACTGCTTTCAACAATTCTATTGTTTCCAGAATTACTACCGTCTTTAAAATAAAGCCCAACTTTATGAGAATTATAAGTATTTAAAAGAGTATCTCCTACAGCAAATCCTTCGTAATCAGGTTTAGCAGCTAACTCACCGTAAGAAAACAAAGCAAGTGCTTTTAGTTGTTGATATTTACCAAGACTTACAAATTGCGACCATAAAAGTTGGCTGTTAACTCTTATCCCTCCGTAAACATATCCTCCTTGTGTTGTTTGATTAGCAAAAACAAGAGGAATAGGATCACCTAATTGAGCTAATTCTTGAACAGAATTAAAAGAAGCTTGAGGTGCAAATTTAGTATTACCAATTGCATCCGCAGTACGTCTTGACCCACCTTGTTTCTGCTCTTTAGGTTTTGGCGTTAACAAATAAGAAATAGTTGCGGCAGCAACAGCTATTCCTATGTTCACAATATTTGCAGCGAACCAAGTAGCAACAACAGTTCCAGCTTGAATGTCTGGAATTAATTCATACCCTTTAGGTCTTTCTCCATTGCGGGCAGCAATTTGATCTACAAATACCCAATATTCATTCTCATTTATCCCTAAGACAGTACATAGTTCTACTTCCGTTGGCAAAAGCACCCTTCTACCGTAAGGGCGTTTAGGGGCGACCAAATCACCAGTTGGCCTCCTAATGTTTTTTTGTAGCTTATCCATCCACCCTCATAGAAAGCAGCCATACCGTAAGAGCCATCTTCGGATTTGCATAAAGCAATTGCTCCTAGTTTAGGGGGTGAATCAACCCCCCACCGATTTAATTCTTCAGTAAAGATACTGTAATCTTTTTTCCTTAGTCTTCGATACCAAGAACGCTTTGGCTCTGGAGAACTAATACCGTAACTTTTTAAAACTGTTCTACATAAAGAAAGACAATCACCAGCCCCATGCTTTTTAGGATCAGCACCTAAACGATAAGGAAGTCCAATTAATTGATGTGGTTTCACCTGTTTTGTAGTGATCCAGTAACAGGCAATGATCCCACCATGCTTCGAGTCAACGTTTTATCTGGAGCATTAGCCCCAACAGCGTCAATAGCGGATGACAAAATAATTTCTATTGATTCTGGATCATATGACAAAGAAGACGCTAACCATTGCTCCTCTGTTAATACTTTGCTTCTTTCAAACGCTTCTGTCATTAACCAAGTTTCTACTTTTACATGATATTTATTAAGTACAATTTGTTGTGCATAATTCATACTTAGTTCGCTGTTTGCAAGTATTACAGAAGAAGTCATGTTATCCCCTGATCTATTCCTAGCTGCCCCTTGATAAAGAAAAGAAAGGTATTGAAACCCACTGATTGCAGTGTGTCTTCCGTTTTGAAACTTGTCAGGAACCCCCGAAACAGATCCGTTAGGATTAGTAATAGTTATAAAATTAGTTAAAGAAACTAAACTCATAATCCGATATTCTGCCTCCTACTTCTTGAGTTTTGAAGACTAGATAATGTTCTAGCTTCTCCAGCTTTTGCACCTCTGGCTGCTGCACTGTTAATAATGTCTCCTATTGCAGATTTAGGAACAAACTCTTCGGAATTAAAATTAAGAATAGGTCCACTGTAATTAACAGTTGTTGAGGATGTTCCAGCCGATCCTCCCGCAGAAGAACCAGTACCAGGAATTACAGCTTCACCCCTAGCTCCTGAAGAATAACGCTGCATACTTTCAGCCATTTTAGAGGCAGGGATTACATACTCATCCTCACCGGCTTCTCCGACAAGACCAACGGTAGGCCTAGTTGTATAACCTCCAGCAGCAAAAGGTCTAATCCCATTAGAGACGTATCCACCATCCGCAAAAGGCAACCCAAAAGCACTGTAAACTGCTTTCTTTAAAAATATACTTGCTATTTGTTTGGCAATTCCTGCCAACGATTCTTTCAGGGATTTAGTGCCATCTAATAAACCCATAATTGCTCCATGAACACCGTCAGCCACAGTCGTTTTAACATCATCCCAAGCTCCTTTTAATTGTTCAGCTAATGAAATAGCTTTCTTTGTGTCTTCTACAACTTTTCCAGTACCAGTTCCACCTTCAGAACCATCTCCGCTTCCTGTTCCATCTTCGTCAACGACTGTTGTTTTATAAACTTTCAACTTCATTTCATACAATGGCATATCTTCACTATCCATCCTTAGTATTTTTCTTAGCCATTGTGGTGTTGCGTTATGAAGAGCAGGAATGAAATCAAACCACATCTTCTTAATCCTTTCAAGTAAATTATGCCAATCAACTTTTATTCTTTCAAAAGCGTCTGTAACTGAAGCACCCCATTTCCTAGTCCATTTGATTGAAGATTGAATATTTTCCTCAAGATCTTTAAAAGCTTGATTCCAAAACTCAGTAAAGCTTTTTACTAACTCAAGAGAATCAACTCCAAACGCTTCTAAAATTGCATCGCCAATTCCTTGAAAGAAAGCAAAAATAAGACGAAAAGGAGCCAGCATTAATTTAACTGTTGCTCCAATAAGATCAATTGCAGCAGAAACTCCATACAAGGTAAATTTAAGAGCTTCGCCTAATTCTGTTTGTTCTCCAAATAAATTAGAAAAAGCACTGACTATTCTTTTCCATGATCCTAAAAGAGTGTCATTTGCTTTGAATTGTGCTGACGCTGCATTTCCAGCAGCTTCTTCTTGGTTTTTAATTAGCTGTTCATATTCTTTTAAATTATTCAGAACTGGAGCCATTGTTTGTATAGCTTCCTGTCCAAAGATTTGTTCAAGAGCAGTAACATCTAACCCTTCAAGCTTCTTCAAATTGGCAAGCAATCCCTCTGAAGCAAGCGTGGAAGCGTTAATATCAATACCTAATTTTTCTAATTTTTTCCCGCCTGCTTCTCCACCTAGTCTTAATAAAGCCGTCTTCATTCCAGTAAAGGCAACTTCAGATTTAACACCAGCCGCAGTTACTAACGAAATTGCAGCGTTAACCTCTGTTAAAGGAACTTTCATTAAGGAAGCAACAGAAGCAACCTTACCTATGTTTTGTGCATACTCAGCAACAACTATCTTTCCATCATTTTGGGTTTGAATAAACTGATCCATTATTAAAGTCGCTTCTTTAGCTTCAATTCCATAAGCGTTTAAAACACTTGTTAAAGCATTTCCTGTTGTATTTAGATCAGCAAAACCACCTGTCGCT